AACTGGCAGTTATTAAACAAAGTTAAAAGATTTATCACTAAGTCTGACGAGTTTAGAAAAAGAAATATAAAAGATTTTATTCCAGAACTAGCAAAAGAATTACGTCTATGAATATCAAAACATCTTTAGAAAAAGAAGGATATTTGTTATATGAAAATTTTATCCCTAGAGTTTTAATAAGTGATTTTAAAAAACGACTTACTGATCTTTATGCTGTTCGCGCCAGCACTGCTGACAAGATATATGCTGAAGGTAAAGACATAGACAATCTTAAAAATGTTAGTGTATGGTGGAGTCAAACCGTACATAATTTTGAAGAATTTAAGAAAATTAAAAGGCTTATTGATCCAATCATACAGCATAATTTAGAAAATTTTGATTTTTACGCAAGTGATGTGGTAACAATAAAAGCAGGAAGCCAATGGGTAAGCCCACATATTGATACACCCTATAGATTTAAACAATGGAACTTTGATCAGAGAATGTTAGGGGTTCAATGCATAGTTGCGTTGGGTAACTTAAGTAAAGAAAGTGCTAGCACAGGGTTGGTACCATTTAGTCAAAAAAGAGAATTTGACATAGACAAGTGTTACACAGGAGTTTATGATCGTTGGTTTAAAGACAATGTTAAACAATATAATATGCCTATAGGAACTCTTTTACTTTATCACTGTAGATTATTACATAGCAGTATGCCTAACAACACAACTGAAGATAGGCCTGCTTTGTTACTTAATTATCTTAATAAGAATATTATAAATGAAGTTAGTAAAATAGATAATGTTTGGACAAGTAATGGTCAACGTTCCTAAAAATTTTCAGGATTTTGACGATGACGATCCTAAAGTAAAAAGAAGATTGTCACGTTGGACATATTGGAATAATTTAAAAATTTTAAAGGCTGAGTTTGAAGAAAAGACAGGATCAAAGGATCATTTTGAATATTTGGTTTGGATAGAAAACACGTATGGATTTAAACCTATTGAAACAAGTGACGGCATGATGACTGACGATTTAGATATAGTTGACGAGAAGAAATATTTAGTGTATATTCTTAAGTATGGCCAATGATTTAATGATAGATTTGGAAACGTTAGACACAAGTCCGTATTGTGTTATACTAACTATTGGTGTTGTAAGGTTCGATCCGTACGGTGAGGGCATTGCAGAATCTTGGACATTAAAACCTACAGTTGAAGATCAAACAGAAAAATACAATCGTATTATTTGTGACAACACAATAAAGTGGTGGAGTGAACAAAACCCGTCAGCACTTGATGAAGCATTTGATGAGCGTGATAGATTGCCATTTAAAGATTGTATGGAAGTATTATATAAGATAGGTTGGAATCGCAGAGCAGTATGGAGTCATGGTGCACCTTTTGACGTTGTTGCTGTTGAAACAGGTATGCGTCAAACTAGTGACAGGCCTAATCCAATACCCTGGCCATTCTATACGGTTCGTGATACACGTACACTATTTGAAGTTGCTAGTGTAAAATTGCGTGACGGTGGACATATAACAAGTCACAAAGCAGTAGAAGATGCTGAACGTCAGGCTATTGTAGTACAAGAAGCATATCGTAAGTTAGGACTTAAAAAGTGAAATTTAAAAGTGATATTGATATCGATCTAGGAGATCGTGATCAAATCTTAGAAAAGATAGATCATATTCCTGCTGCTATGTACAACGCAAAGGTATCAAAACAAATAAATCACCAATCATCTACACGTAAACATGCCACAGGTGTATATGTGACAGAGATTCCATACGATCCAGTCTATGATATGTCAGCAATAGATTATGAAGTAGCAGAAGAACGTGGATATATGAAAATAGATATGTTAAATGTACATGTCTATAAATTAGTACGTGATGAAAATCATTTACTTGAATTAATGCGCGAGCCAGATTGGTCACTATTAACTGATAGTAGTTTTGTTAAAAAACTAATTCACGTTTCAAATCACTATACCACGCTTATGAGTATGCCAGAACCAGTAAATAGTATACCTAGACTAGCAATGTTTTTGGCTCTTATACGTCCCGGCAAAAAACATTTAATTGGTCAACCTTGGTCAGAGGTTGCAAAAACAATATGGCATCGTGAAGAGGGTACTTATAGTTTTAAAAAGTCACACGCAATCGCATACGCGCATCTTGTGGTAGTGCATATGAATTTACTTTCAAATGGAAATACAATTACTTAAAGAAAATGATCAAATATTAAGGCAAGTATCAGAGCCTTGGGATTTTACTACCGACGGAGATCCTACTGAGTTAGTCAAATCTATGACTAAAATTATGTTTGAAAATAATGGCATAGGGCTTGCTGCTCCTCAAGTTGGGGTCATGAAAAGATTGTTTATTATGGGTAACAGTGACAAACTTTTTGTTTGTATAAACCCAACTTTAATATCAGGGGGAGAGTTTGCTAGAGACCTTGAGGGCTGTTTAAGTTTTCCTGATTTATGGTTGCATGTAAGCAGATATAAACAAATACAAGCAACTTACCAAGACATGCTAGGAAATGTCGTAGAGACAACATTAGACGGACTAATTGCTAGGGTTTATCAGCATGAATTAGACCATTTAGATGGGGTGTGTTTTGATACTAGGGTAGGACCGGTTACACTTGATTTTGCTAAACAAAAACGTAAAAAAAGACTTAAGTAATACGTTTTACAAGTGTAATACTTTTACGCTTACTGCGGCGTTTATTTAATTCGCTTATACTTAGAATTGGACCGTGTAAGATAACTAAACTCTTATTAGTAAAGGTTCTGAGATAAGGTTTAAAGATAGCCCATTCGTTTTTCAAAAACAGATTTATGGGTACTAATCTATTACTTTCCCACCACCATATATCGCCCAACTCTAGAAATCTATCTTTAATTTCTTGGTCAATAATACTACCGTAATCGTAAATGGTAGTAACCACATCATCTCTATTTTGTATGATACCAACATAATCTTGATTGGCATAGGAACATACCGTAATGAAAGGATGGTTTTCGCTGAGTTTTTTGAAAAAGTCTTTTGCTAACATTGTAATAAGTTAGTATTATTTACTCAATGTTGCCCGATTTAATATTTTAATTTTTTCAGACTAAATACAGTGGGAGCGATAATCTGTGACTGTAACAAACGTAGGCTATTCAACAGCAGCATTTATTTTTACACAGCGACAGATTGTAGTCCTACTATCAGGAAACAGTCCGAGGGCCTTTATGCCAGTATATGCTAAAACACTTATGCTACACAAAGGTGTAGATAATAAAATACAGTTTCAGTTCTTAAATCAAGAGCAAAAACCCGTCGATATAACTGATAAAACTATAACTTGTCGTATAATTAATTACGATGGCACTGAGGTATTGATTAATAAGGCACTGACACTAGAACTTCCATTAACTGGAATAGCATACTTAGAATTGTCTCCTGCTGAGTTAGAGAATATCGAAGCACAACAGTGCCATTATAGTTTAGAGATACCTGTAGGAGAATTTGGGTATCCAGTGTTCGTAGATCCAGCAGCAGGCGCACGTGGACAAATAAACATCGTTAATAGTGTCTTACCAAGTTTTGTGCCTAGTGAAATAGTAACAATACCTACAGGACAACCATTTCCAAATTTAGATGCCAACAATAGCATATACAGTGTTTTACCCAATGCCAACACTTATTACAGCAGTATAATTAACACACAAGATAACCCAGTATTAACTATTCAAGCATCATTATTTGAGTTTAATGGCGATGTTGCCATTGAAGGAACTACCAATCAACAAGCAACAGATTGGTATCCTATTACTGATAGTGAATTTTTTGAAAGTACAGGTACATATGGATGGACTGTTCATGGATTCCATCCTTTTGTGCGTATGGTTTTCACTAGCAATACTGGCGCTGTAACAAATATTTTGGCAAGATAGTATACCAATAGTCTTTGTTTTTTCGCAACACGGTGTTATAATTAATACGTGTTCGATATTCTACAAGTAATTCCAGGCAAGAAAAAATTAACACAGAGCGGCTGGCATAGTTTTAACGCGGTGTGCTGCGGCTATCGTGGGCATAAAGCCGATCGTCGTGGTAGAGGTGGTATACGTATGGATGGTGATAACTGGAGTTATCACTGTTTTAACTGTGGCTTTAAATGTAATTTTACTCTAGGAAAAACACTATCCAAAAATACACGAACTTTATTAGACTATTGTGGGCTTGATAAAGACCAAGTTGATAAATTCAGTCTTGAAAGTTTACAGCATAGGGATCTATTAGATTTCGCTAAAATTATAAAAGAAAAAAAGAAAATAAATTTTAAAGAAGTAACGTTACCCGATGCAGAACTTATTGATCTCTCAAATCCTAATCATAAACTTTTTGTAGACTATCTTATAAAGAGAAAAGTAAAACCTACAGAATATCCCTTTATGGTAACACCTTATGCTGAGGGAAGGCAAGCAAATCGTATCATCATACCCTACACACATGAAAATAAAATAGTGGGTCACACTAGTAGGTACTTAGATGACCGAACTCCCAAATTCATAAATGATCAACAGCAAGGTTATGTATTTGGCTATGATTTGCAAAAGCCGGAATGGCAAGTTGCTATATTAGTTGAAGGTATATTTGATGCACTAAGTATTAATGGATTAGCACTGATGCATAATACCATAAGTGAAACTCAGGCTACTATTATAAAATCACTGAATAGAAAAGTAATTTTTGTCCCAGACCAAGATAAAACAGGACTTAAAATATGTGATCGCGCACTAGATTTGGGCTTTCACGTTAGCATTCCTAACTGGGAAGAAGATGTTAAGGATGTCAATGATGCAGTAGTAAAATATGGCAAACTACCTACATTGTTAAGTATCTTACAAAATGCAACAAATAGCAAAATTAAAATAGAAATGATTCGGAGAAAGCATGATAGAAGATTATAATATACAAGTACAATCTTTATTTTTAAGAATGATGGTAACTAATGCTGAGTTGTTTACTCGGGTTATGAACATTTTTAATGCAGATCATTTTGATAAAAGATTACGTCCAGCAGCGGAATTTATATCTGATCATTGTAAGAAGTATTCTGTTATGCCTGAGCCTATACAAATCAAGGCTACTACAGATTTAGACATAGAACCTGTGTCTGATTTAGATGAAGGTCACTATGAATGGTTTTTAACTGAATTTGAGAATTTTACTAAGCGCCAGGCACTAGAAAAGGCAATATTGAAATCGGCAGATTTATTAGAGAAAGGCGATTATGGTCCTGTTGAAAAATTAATTAAAGATGCAGTACAAATAAGTTTGCAACGAGATATGGGTACAGATTACTTTGCTGACCCGAGGGGCAGACTTATGCATCTGAAATCAACCAACGGTCAAATCAGCACAGGCTGGCCCAGCATCGATCATAAACTCTATGGTGGTATGAATCGAGGAGAATTAAACATTTTTGCTGCAGGGTCTGGAGTAGGCAAATCACTATTTTTACAAAACTTAGCAGTTAACTGGGTTTTACAAAATCTCAATGGTGTGTACTTAACTTTAGAACTTGCAGAAGACCTATGTTCAAAACGTATTGATAGTATGGTTACTGATATCAATCAACAAGATATTTACAGAGACCTTGACAACGTAGAAATGAAAGTCAAAATGGTTGCTAAGAAGGCAGGAACATTAATTATAAAATATATGCCTGCTCAGAGCAACGTTAACGACATAAGAGCATATGTTAAGGAACTGCAAATTCAAAAAAATCTGAAGATTGACTTTTTATGTGTTGACTACCTAGACTTAATCATGCCTGTAACTGCTAAAGTCAGCCCTAGTGATTTGTTTGTCAAAGACAAGTATGTATCAGAAGAACTGCGTAACTTGGCTAAGGAACTGAACGTATTGTTCGTAACGGCAAGTCAGTTGAATCGTAGCGCAGTTGAAGAAATCGAATTTGATCACAGTCACATTGCTGGTGGTATCAGTAAAATCAATACTGCTGATAACGTGTTTGGTATCTTTACAAGTAGAAGTTTAAAGGAAAAGGGTGCATATCAAGTTCAACTTATGAAAACACGAAGCAGTTCTGGAGTTGGGCAAAAAATAGAGTTATCATTTAATGTTAATACTTTAAGAATAACTGATCCTGATCCAGAAGCAAACACTAGATATAAACCACAACCTAGCGGAGTTGAACTATTAAATCAAATCAAAAGTGTTGGTAAAATTGGATCAGTAAACGATACAATACAAGAGACAATAGAGCCTGCAAATAAGCATGTAGAAGCCAATGCAGACACAGTAAAACTGCGTAGTTTACTTAATTCTTTAAAGAAATAATTGTCAAAAAGCCGATAAATACTAGTAGGACTAATTAAAATGCAAAAACGTACTAAAAGTCTGCTTGAAGAATTAGAGGCCATTGGTAATAATCGTGACATGAACCATGTCATTGAAAGCCGTGCTAATAACATAATTACAAGCGCAATTAACCTTATAGAACTTATTAATAAACAATATAGTGCAGAAAAGGCTGAGTTATTAGAAAAAAAACTTCTAAGTGCTATCAGGGGCAAGGATCAAGGACGTTTTTCTAAATCATTGAGAAAAACTGATGAAGAGTAAAGAATTTTTAGCAGAAGTTGGGTTTGATTTAACAGGTCCAAAACAATCTAGTGCCTCAAGTGCTGAAATACGAAATGCATTTTTACAAGATTTTTTTAATGATGCTTTTCATGCATTGAATACTGCTATTAAGACTGGTGTAGTGAGTGTCCAACAACCTACAACTACGCCACAGGGACAAGCCACACCAAGGGCTGATTTATCCCCAGTAGGACAGGATCTAGCATCTATTAGAAAAGCAAAACAAGGCGCCGCTCAAGCAAAAATCGATCAAGTAAGTAAACAACAATATAAAACGCCTAAAGCACCAACTAGTACAACAAGCATAAACAAAGATCCAAATTTTGTATTAGAAGCATTAGAAAATTTATCAAAATTTTATTTGGTAGAACAACAACAGGGAATGTCAATATCTGAATTCTTAAATGATTTTTTTGCTGACTACGTAGCAGGGGCAAACGCTAATTATTCAAAGTATGAACCCATGATAAAAGATTTAACCAAAAAAATCGAAGCACAATATTTGTCCAACCCTAAAGGTGCATTGGGAATGGGTTATAATAAAAATATTAGAATCTATATGACCCAACTAGGTGATTTAGCACTTACAATTTATAAAACAAAAAGGGGCAGTTTAGGTAGAGAAGCAACGAGTAAAGCAAACTTGGCAAAGGCTACAGATATATTGTTGCCTGATTACTTATCAAGTGTAACACAACAAACTCCAGAACCTCCACAACAGCAAGCCAAACCAACTGAAGTTTTAGTAGGCGGAAAGAAATGGATGTATGGACCTAGAGGTTGGGTAGATGAAAAAGGCACTGTAGCCAGTCCATCTATGGTAGCAATTATAGATCAATATTTGTCCGATACTGATGCGCAGACTTAATCATGTCAGTAGAAGAGCTTTCCCAACTAATTTATAAACTTGATATACTAACAGAAGCAAAAGTTGGTAGAATACCTCACTTTGAAGACCACTTAATTGATGGTACTGATAACGCAATTAACGCATTACAACAACTAAAATCACAATTAGGTCAGGGTTCTATTAAATGGGACGGGCAATCTGCTATATATTTTGGACATGATAAGCAAGGGAATTTTTATTTAGTTCCTAAATCACAATGGCTGCGTGGTCAACTATTAGACAAACAAGGTTTAACAAACGATATTTTAAGTACAGGTAAAAAAAGTCCCAAACAAACTGATGCTGAGTTTTTACAAACTAGAAAAAATTTAGCAAATACATATATGAAATTGTGGGACTCATTTGAAAATGCTAGTAAAAACACTAAAGGTTTTTTCAAAGGTGACCTAATGTTTGATCAAAGACAGAAACCTAATGCTGATGGGAATTATAGATTTACTCCAAGTAAAGTTACCTATACTGTAAGTCCGAAGGGTCTATATGGAAAAATGCCAAGTGCAAATGCATTTGTAACTATACATGGTAAGGCTAAAAAATTAGGATCAGAAGATCATGTACCTGTAAATCCAAAAGAGATTGAAAGTTTAAATAGTACCCCTTACGTTATAGCCCTTGGACCACAATATACAACAAATGCTAAGTTAGATACAAAACAGATAGATACACTTATAAATTATCTACAAAAAAATAAAAATAGTTTAGATGGTATTATCAATTACGTTGCTCCTAAGTTTTCAACAATAAAGAATGTATTATATGATTACGGTGTTAAAAGTCGTAAATCTGGTAATAATTTAACACTTGATCAATATTTGGCAACTAGTAATTTGAGTGCGAATCAACAATCTCTAATAAAGCAATTAAGTGCATCCAAAGAGTTTAAAATATTCATGGATACTTACAGTTCTTTAAGAAATGTTAACCAAAGTACTTTATCTCAACTAACAAAACAACACGCAAACAATATTTCTAAACAATTGGGGATAACAGCAAGTGTTGGAAATGAGCCGGGAGGGGAGGGTTATGTCATACCCGGGGCCGGAAAATTCATAAATCCTGCTTGGTCCAAAGCAGCACCCAACCCCAAATTTACTTAAAAAAGCAATATCCAAATCCATATTTTTTACGACCAGGACTAAATAATAGTATGAGCCAGTAAGGTTCAAACTAATATGGAGATTTAAAAAATGGCACAATTTACAAGAGTCAATGGTGACCTAAAACCAGTACTATGGTTAGACGCACCAGAATATACAAACACAGGCGTTAACGCTGTTACATCAGCAGCAACAGTTCAGCCACAAGGTCCAAAGTTAGACTTTTTCACTGCAACTGCTAACGGTGCATTAACAACTACTCAGGTTGCTTATGCAATTCAGACTATCGAACAACTTGCAACTATGCACATCTATGAATATACAGATGACACTAATGATACATTAGCATTTGCTATCTATCCTACAGGTGCATGGTCAGCTGCAGGTCTAGTTGCAGCATTAGAAGCAGGTCCTGCTGGTTCAGCATGGGCAAACGCTGTAACTGTAACAACAGAAGCAACTTTCACTAACTAATAGTTAGTTTAAGTGTAACAATAAAGGCCCGAGAAGTAAAATTCTCGGGCTTTTTTATTGCTGTAAATACAGCATGAACCACAGGCTTACTTGTTACACATTGTTTGACATTACCTATACAGGGGTACTTAACAGAGCAAAGCCTAGCGAAAAAGATATGACAGTTGACTGGGTGTATAAACGAAACACACAGTGTAATTTTGATACTATATTACAAGCAGTTTCGTTACGTGCGCAGCCTGAGGTTACGAAAAAGCCTAAGAAAGTTGATATGTTTTTTAAAGATAACAACTTCTTTGGTGAAGAATTTAAAAAAGTAAAAACGCAAATTCAGTGCTGGACATTTGAATTTGAAGTACATCATTCAAGTGTATTTGAAGAAGGGGATAATGAATTAGGGTATTTGTTTAAAGATTGTCATAAAATACCCATGATAAAGTGCGGCACAGAGGTGTCTGAATTGTCTAACTTTTTGGACACAAGTTTTGAACACAGGAACATATTTTTTATTAAATACAAAGATGAATAATAAAGAGTTGAAAAGTAAAATACGTGATCTCCTTATTATCCGTGATGATGATGGAAGTTACCACCTATTTGGAACCTATACTATTACTTCTAATAATGGATACTATACTGTCACATATGAAGATGAAGTGCAAAATATACATATATTTTCGTCATTAAAACATGCTGTGACTTGGTGTGTATTTGATAAAAACAACAAGTATAAAGAGGTTAAACGTATATTAGATTTAGATTCTACCTTAAGTAGCCTTGACGTTTCTATAGCACAACATAAGAAAATGGTTAAAGATGTAAGCAAAGACGTAGCAGATAGATACATTTATATGGCTAAACTTAATGAAGAAAAACTAAAAAAACAAGCAGCACTAAATGAACTTAATACCTATATTAATATTAGCAAGCATCTACAAACTAAAAAGTTTGCTGAAAATCAGGCTAAATAATATTGGATAGTAGATAAATATATAAATCAAGACTGGAATATTACACTTATGAAACTACAAGACTTAGATACTAAAAATACAGCAGCAAAGGCATTAAAAGCAAATTTTGACTTTGCATTTGATCCTTCTAACTTAGATCGCGCCAAAACACGCGACTTGTTATCAAAGGTAAAAGGTCTTATCAAAGAAGCAAAATCTGATAAGAATTTTTATCAGAATCAAAAAACTTCAAGTTACATGAAGTTAGTATTCATGGAACAAGCACTAACACAACATTTTACATCCTTAAAAGAACCACGTATCGTAGTTGAAAATGAAGAGGTGGAAAAGTCACAGGTCATACTAGCAGCACAGGATATGGTTGATAGTTTACAGAAAATGATTGAAGAAGTTAATGATATGCTAGTAAAAGAATTACCTGCACTAACCGATAGTATACAGTCTGAAATAGGTGCAAACGAAAGTCAAACATTTAGTGCAACTGCTACAGAGGCATTAACATCATTAAATGCCACATTAGGACAAAGTAAAACAAGTTTACAAGGCGCACTAAATGGCTTAACTGGTGTGGGTGATCCAATGGCATTTGGTAGTCCTCCTGCTGCCGGTGGTGGCGAGATGCCTGTAACCGATATCGGTATTCAAGGTAATGTTTCAACCGGAGCAGGTGCTCCTAGCCCAGCCCCTGAAATGCCACCAGAAGAACCTGAACTTCCAGCAGTAGGTAAGGTTGGTCGCGCAAAGAGATAAACCTCATGCGCCTATTTGAGTTTGAAGACCCGCTTGTTACTCAAATAGTAACAGTAACAGATCAGTTAAAAACTGATTTGGAAAATGAAAATATAGATTTTGATTGGGACGTAGACACCTTACTAAAATATTTTGATCGATATGGAATAACTTTAGGTGTTGACGATTTGTATAAGATGATACAGAAACCACCTTTGAATTCTATTATTGCTGATATACAAGGTGAAAAAGTAGTGTTCAAAGGTCAAGAATCTACATCATTACCACAGCCTAATTCAAGTCCTGAAGATAGTAAAAAAACTGTCGCTGCAATGGCGAAAAAAGCACTCAAAAAATAACCATAACTGTTGATTCTTTACAACATAATATCGTATAATTATTGTGATGATTACAATAACAAATACTGCCAAAAATAGATTTCGTGAACAACTTAGCGAACGTGGTAAGGGATTAGGAATACGTTTAGGTATAACCAAAACTGGTTGTAGTGGTTATGCTTATAAGATTGAGTTTGCTGATGAATGGAAGTCCGAAGATCATTTGTCTATACATGATAATCTTTATATTTTTATAACTCAAGAAGCCCAACAATATTTAAATGGAATGACAGTCGATTATATCAAAAAAGGTTTAAATGAACAATTTGAATTTATTAATCCAAACGAAACTGGGCGTTGTGGATGCGGTGAAAGTTTTACTGTATGACAATAGAAGTATCACACTTAGTTGTTAATGGCTGTAGTTTTACATATTGTCAGGGACTAGAAGCACCATGGGTACAGGGTTGGCCTGCACTGCTAGCAAAAAAACTAGGAGTTCCCATAGTAAATTTAGCAGTAGGCGGCTCTGGAAATGATTCTATTCATAGACGCACATATGAATATTATTATAAAAATAAAAGTTTGATAGGAAAACCTTTATATATTATTGCATTTTCACATGCCACACGAAGAGAAGAATTTTTTAAAAGTTATAAAGGTAAAGAAGTTGAAGAATACATGGGTTTGGATACTAGCAAAAGTTCAATTGACCTAGTAGGATCACTTAGTAGTTCTAAAAAGCAAATTGAAGATTTTGAATTTGCACATATTATGAATTTAAGTTATGAGGCTTGTGAAAGAAAAAAATTCTTATTTTGGAATAGTGTTGTAAATTTGTTCAAAGCCAATTCTATACCCTATGCTGTAGGGGATTATATGCCCAGTTGTAGCATACCTGTGCATGAGTATATGATGGAGCATTATCGTGAGATTTATGGAGAAGCATTACTTAACAAAAATAGTATAGGTGACATAACTAAAATTACAAAACATTTTAAAAAACTTGAATGTGGGCACGAGCCTATTGATGCAATGCCTTTAATTTGTGATACATTTTACAATAAACTTATTGAAATATACGGACAAATTGTACCTGTAACTGAGGTTGATGGGCAACCAATAAATTTTTTAAATCTTAAAGAATTTTACAGTCAAAGCGTACAAAAATTAATGCCTTGGAATTTATGGTTGCAAAACAGTTGATTTATTTACCAAACAAATATCCTTATAAAGAACTTACTAGGGAGTCAGTAAATGGTTCTAGAAAATATGTAACGCCTGACGGTAGCAGATTACCCAGCGTTACCACAATATTAGACGCTACCAAACCCGAAGAAAAGAAAAAGGCTTTGTTAGAATGGCGTAAACGTGTAGGCGAAACCAAAGCAAGAGAAATTACTACTGAGGCTGCAGGTCGCGGTACACGTATGCATAAGTTTTTAGAAAATCATGTAAAAACTGGAGATACTGGTTTACCTGGATCAAATCCATATAGTATACAAAGTCATACAATGGCAAAAACTATTATCGATAAGGGTTTAATAAATTGTCAGGAGTTTTGGGGTACAGAAGTCAGTTTATACTTTCCTGAAGTCTATGCAGGAACAACAGACCTAGTAGGGGTGCATAATAATAATGAAGCAATCATGGATCATAAACAGACAAATAAGCCTAAAAAGCGTGAATGGATAGATGATTATTTTCTTCAGTTAGCAGCGTATGCCCTTGCTCATAACGAAGTATGGGGAACTAAAATACGTAAGGGCGTAGTTTTCATGTGTAGTGCAGACAATCAATATCAAGAATTTATTATAGAAGGTAAAGATTTCGACTTTTATGTAGACAAATGGTACGAGAGACTAGAACAATATTATAAGCAGTTCATCTAGTCCTTTAGCATAAATAGTTGTAATACTGGTATATTATAACTATGGCAATTATACAGATTTCTAAGATTCAGCAGAGATCAGGCGATTTAGTCGATCTACCCCAACTTGATACAGCAGAATTTGGCTTTGCAGAGGATGCAAAACGCCTTTTCATAGGTAAAGAAAATCCAAATGAGAACATAGAAGTTTTAACTTCCTATTCTGAGATAGCATTTAGTCAACTACAAGGTAGTGTAGGTAATCTTGATATAAGTCCAGTTACTATTGAAGATGGTCAAGTATTAGCATATAACGGAACAGATTGGGTTAATAGAGGGGGTAATGCTGGTGGATTACTTACTTTTGGTGATGTTAGTAACGTTAAAATAGATGGTGGTGCTATTGGATACGTATTAGAAACTGACGGCACCGGTAACCTCAGTTGGACTCCAAAGTCAACAATAATCGCATTTATTGAAAATATTACAGTTGGTAATGGTGCTGCTGGTAATTTAACCACAGTAACTACAACACAAGATAATTTCTTTACTGAAGGCGCACAAATTACAGTAACCAATGTTCCTGGCATATCAGGAAGCATAGCAGATTTAGTTAATGCAAATACCTATTATGTTGATGTTATTACTTCAAATACATTTGCTTTATGTACATCTGCTGGCACTCCACCAAGTGGTAATTTAGATGCTACAGGATATACAATATTCCCATATACATCGGTAACGGATACAACCGCTGGGTTAAATGAAATTACTGTTGGAAACAGTAATCCATTTGCTACAGATTACACTGTAAAATTTTTAGGAAATGTGTCTGGTACAGGTTTGAACAATGATACCACTTACTACGTATATTCTATTCCTAGTGCAACTACTATTAAAGTATCTACATCAGATGATGGTAACGTATCAAACATAGTATCACTTGTAAACAAAACAGGTTTAACTGCAAATGTTTATGCGACCGGCGGTCGTATGGTATCTATTGTTGGTGGTTCAGGTTCTGCAGGTGCAGGTGGCTCAACTAACTCAGTACAATACAATGTTAGTGGTGTACTTGCTGGAGACGGCAATTTAACTTATAATCCTGTATCAAAATTGTTTACGGTCACTAATGGTAATATCAATACAGGTAATGTTAACGCTACTGGTAAAGTTGTAGCAAGTCAACTTGAATCAAATGTTGGCAATGGAACTGCCCCGTTGATTGTTTCTTCATTTACTAGAGTTCCTAATTTAAGTGTGGCTTATGCCAACGTTTCAGATTTTGGTGTGGTGACTACTACAGGATCAGGTAATTATTATCCAGTATTTGTAAATGGTAGCACTACAGGAAATTATGCATTAGGCTCTAATTCAGCCTTTACATTTAATGCAGCAACAGGAGCATTAAGTGCTACATTATTGACAGGTACACTAACTACAGCAGCACAACCTAACGTCACAAGTTTTGGTAATGCAACAACTATTACTGCTGCAGGTAATTTAAATCCAAGCGCCAACGTTACATATAATTTAGGTAATAATACTAATCGTTGGAATGACTTATATCTGTCAGGCAGCACTATATTCTTAGGTGCTCAAACTATAGGTGCTAATAGCACACATGTTTCAATTTCTGGAATACTTAGTGCTAATGTAAGTGGTGCTGCAACTACGGCTAATACTGTAGTTAACAATGCACAACCTAACATTACATCTGTAGGAACATTAACATCACTAGCAGTTACAGGTAATGTTACAGCAGGAAATTTAGCTGGCGCAAATTTAGTAAGCGCAAATTTCTTAACTGGCACATTAACGACCGCTGCACAACCAAATATTACTAGTGTTGGTACACTAACATCATTGTCAGTAACCGGTACTCTAAGTGCTGGAAACATGATTGTAAATCCAGGTAGTTTTCAAGGAAGTGGCAACGGTATATTTAATTTAAACGCAAGCAACTTATCAACGGGTACTGTTCCTGCTGCTCGATTAAGTGGTATTTACACAATAGATATCATAGGTTATGCAAGTACTGTTACAACAGCAGCACAACCAAATATAACAAGTGTTGGTACATTAACTTCATTAGCAGTAACAGGAAACATTACTGCTGGTAACGTTTATGCAAATAGTGGCACGATTGGTGCAAGTTTATTGACTGGTACATTGACAACGGCTGCACAACCTAACATTACTAGTGTTGGTACTCTAACAAGTTTAGCAGTTACTGGTAATGTAACTTCTGGTAACGTTTATGCAAACAGCGGAACAATTGGTGCAGGAACAATATTAACTACAGTGTTGACAACTGGTGCTAACACTACAGCAGGCACTATAACAGGAAATTGGTCATTAAGTGCTGGATCACAACTAACAGCAACTTATGCTGACTTGGCAGAATATTATGCAGGCGATCAAAATTATATTCCAGGCACAGTATTAGAATTTGGTGGTGATAAGGAAGTAACTTTAGCAGGTATAGAAAGTAATAAATTAGCGGGTGTTGTTTCTAGTGATCCTGCTTATGTTATGAATGGTGATATTAAAGCCGAGCATCCAATCATAGTTGCGTTGATAGGTCGTGTCCCAGTTCGTGTAACTGGTCATGTAAGCAAAGGTGATATGCTTGTTAGTGCAGGAAACGGATTAGCCAAATCATCAATCTTAACACCTAAGATAGGAACAGTAATTGGCAAGGCTATTGAAAATAAATGGACAGACGGGGAAGGTGTTGTTGAAGTAATGGTAGGAAGATTATAAAATACTTGTTTTGTGCGCCAACTCAATTAATCGTTTTCTATTGTGTTCTAGTTTAGGTAGCATGTCTAGATATATTTTATAAATTTCGTCTTTGGTTTTTGTTTTAAGGTCTAACAATATATTAATAGCATCATCTATACTATTGTATTTTATATCAAATAAATCATTTGTATTATAAAAACCCTGAGCAGTTAGCACTGACTGTAAATTCGTATGACCAATAATAATAAATGGTCTTAAACCAATTATAGGTTTCCAAGTTTTTTCGGTAATATGCCAAGGATCCTGATATTCTGTTTCTGTTACTAATACACAAAATGAATTATTCCATATGTCTAAATTGCCTAAACTTGTCAAATCTTCTGGACGTGAAAAACGTTTATCTTCATTAATTAAATCTTGATCAGTATGTCCACTTAAGTTGTCTATTTGTAAAAAAATGCCTTTGTTATAGGTTAGCCATCCACTTTCAAATAAATCATTTTCTATAATTTTACTTACTAGTTCATGTCGATGTAATTTAGGTTTACGGTTATATGATAAGAAATTATATTTAAAGTCATTGTTTAATTTTACGTTATGATTTTTATTATTATCATAAATCCATTGTGGCATCCAACTATTCCAGTGGTTAGGTCCAAACCCCACAAAAGAATGCGTAAACCCTTTAGATATTATATAATTATGAAAGTTTCCTTTATACATCCATTGAATACCATCAATTGATGCAGATAACCATATTTTTGTATCAGTTGGGCTATATCTATCTAGAATTTCATACAAATTATCTTCTTCAGCGTTTAACCAAGTACAATTAATCAATACATTATTATCATAGGTGCTTTTTACTTTTATCTCAGACTCTAAATTTGATAGCCACTGTAATTCTCTATCTGCTACATCTGTATGAGCAGTGTATTTTCTACCATAAGTTTTTAAAAAAGGCATTAACTATTTACAGAAAAAAGAGCGCAAAATAGATAAATATTTAAGCAATCAATTAGATAAATAATATTATGGCAGCAGCAATTTACACTCCAAGCGGATCAAGTCAGCAAACAACAGCATCAAATACTGAAAAAGTCCGTATATCAACGACAAGCAGCGCAATCGCTGTATCAGTTGGAACCAATCCTACTGCTAACTTAACTGCTTGCGAAATTATTCCTGCCAATACAGTAAACAATAGTTTTATTGTAGGTGAAGGTAATAAGATTGCTTATATTGCTGTGAGCGGTACTGGAATATTCTCAGTCACAGAACTTGGCGCGCCAGTAGGCGAATAATTCCTCGCGTAAAAAATAAGCATTTTTTGATAAATATATTATACCAATGACGTTGTTGTTATTGGTTTATGCGGTCCCCGCCGCGTATCGGCTAGAACCCGAAACTATAGGAGAAAAACAATGGGTCGTCCACTTAAAATCGCAAAAGCGCAAGCAGTCATTACTATCACAAATACCAATGGTACTAGTGAATTAGTAACAACTAATGCAAATTTCACAAATCTAGGTATCATTGCAGGTATGCCATTTATTGTTGCAAGCAACATTGGTAACTTAATTGCAGGTACTACGTATTACATTCTGCAAGTTGTAAATGCAGGCAACAATAGCACATTCTATGTGTCTGAATATCAGTTGTCAGCAAATCCAACGTACACTAAATTTAATTTAAGTACAGCAGCAGGTACGGTAGCAGCATCAGTAGGAGTTGTTGATGCATATTTCAACAATCCAAACGGTGGCGCAGGTTATCCAGCAACTAATGCTAATACATATAGTGTAGTTGGTGGAAACACAGCAATCTATGGTAAGCAAGTATTATGCCGTGTAGCAATCGCTCAAAACGGTGTTGGTACAATTACTGTAGCAGATGATAGCCCAAACATCAACGGTGTAGGTACTGATTTTGCTAATACATTAGCAGATGGAATGTCAGTGGCAACAACTGATGGTGTATTCTTAGGTATTGTTGACGATATCGCAAATGCTAATGCAACATTCGCTACATTCGCAGCAAACGCAGCAGCCAATGTAACTGATAGCGCATTTGAATTTGCACAAAACGAAGCAGGCTTCATCGTTCGTCAGAAGGGTAAGCAGAAGTATCTAGTACAAGGTACTACAAGCGGATTAGTAGGTCCATGCTATACAGCAAATCTTGCTAACGCAGCATTGTATCCTGGTACTATGAATATTGTTGGTACATATGCAAACGCAGCAACAGTCAAAGTTCAATCATTGAGCGATCATACTGCTGAACTCTTTACATCAACATCAGGTGTAACTGCGGATCCAAATAATACTGCAAACATCAATAATACTTCACCAGCATATAGCACATTTAACAGTGCAGCAGTTGCAAACGCAGCAGCAGGTATGCCGTATCCATTAGTTACTATTAGTAACGCTTAATAGGAAACAACAATGCCAGCAACAGTACGTAAACTTAAACAAACTGAAACTGACATTGCGGTGCTTCAGGTTCAGGTCGCCAACCTCGATGAAAAGATTGACGACCTGAAATCTGATTTAACGGAAATAAAAGAAAGTTTAAAACAAAATGCCCAGCGTAATTCTGATATGCTGGAAGAATTTAAGAAAGAAAATGCTGAACAACATAATGAACTAGCAGAAAAAGTAAGTTCATTAGAACGTTGGCGTTGGATGTTAATGGGAGCAGCAGCACTAGCAGGTGCACTAGGCTGGTCAGGCATTCAAAATATTTTTACTCAGCAGTAAGAATATCTAATTTTTCTTGAACCACATCAATATTAACTGTTGAAAATAGTCCAGGATGTAGTGGGCGAGGATATTGTCCATCACCTACCCAAGCATAACCACAATGTTCGTCATTCAATAAAGGAATAAATTCAGAGTCAACACTACAAAAAAAAGTATGATATGTAAATGTTTGATTGACAAATTTTTGTATAGGAATTAATTTAGCATCAATAGGAAAATATCCTATTTCTTCTTTACACTCTCTTTCCAAACCCTCTAATAAAAATTCATCTTTTTCTAACTTACCGCCTGGTATACTCCAACTGAAATTTTTACTATCATTTCTTAACAGGTACAAGAAACGTTTTGTATTGTTAGAATAAAAGAATATGCCTGCGCTGGTATTTGTCATTTGTTTATTTTACTATGAAGTGTACTAAATGACAATACTGTAATCGCCTTCTCCGTACCATCCTTCATATGATTTTACCCAAACACCATCAGTAAATCGATATTGGACATTTGTTTTTAAATTAGTCACAAACTCAATATTTGTATTTTCACTTGCATCAAATGCTACTATCCAGTTTGTACCGTTATATTGTATAATGTCATTGGCTTCAGCAACAAGATTTCCCCATGCAATAGTAGAGTTACCCTCACTGCCAATGTTTTCTACAATCAAATATCTTTGTCCTGTAACAGGTCCAACTAATCCTGCATTAGGTCCATTTAATAATGGATTTATAATTGCGTTCACCGGACTTAATGTGTTTTGTGGGAGGGTGTCTGGGTCAATGTTGTAAATTAGTAATCTTTCATCTAATGGATCAACAACAATAGTGCCTACAATGTCATGGTCTATAAACGGATTTTGCAACCAAATTTGTGATACACCTGGTCTATACGCACCATACATATTAAGTAAACTTGGCCAGTATAATGATGTGTCAGGTGGCGAAGGTAAATCTAAATCAAAATTAGGTGGTGTAAAGGCTGTTCCATTAGGACATAACTGTAAAGTATTATTTAATAATAATACCTTATACCCGTAAGGACTAATTTTTTGTCTTGTACCTAATAATAGATCATCATCTGAAATATCCTGTAATGCTGTGCCTTTATAAATGCTGGCAATAATTTTTTCGATGACGCCCATTTTCTTTAGTTTAGCACTTGTGCTAATCCATATAGGCATGTAAAATTTCCAACTTAATACGTCTATAGGATTTCCAGTGCCTTGAGGGATACTACGACTACTGAAAGTTAATCCATCTTGGTATACTACACTTAGTGAAGTCCAGTCAATAAAATTATCTGTGCTTTGTATTTCTAAACTTGGATTAAAAAGTGTTCCTAATTGTTCAATTAATTCTAATTTTTGATTATAATTTGTAGTCCAAATATCAACCTGTACACGTAGTGTATATGGCACAGGCATCAATCTTTCAATAGTAAATGCTTGTCCCTGCACTGTTTCATATTCACCACTAGTTTGATTAAAAGCACGTTGTCTAACTTGCATTTTATCTACAAAGGTAGGAACTTGTGTCCTTTTCTGATCATATTCTACTCCAGTGATATAATATGTTATCATTGGAGCACTAGGTAAATTACTTGCACTATTATTTGCTACTACAGTCGCCGCTTGCCTACTTTGATCGCCGTACATAATTGGTACACGCACATATATAGGATTTCCATTAGGATCTTTACCTTTAGTGACGTACCAATTGCTAAAAATTTTCGCAAACTGTAGTAAAAATCTGCGTATTTGATTATCGTAAAAAAACTGTGCCATGAATATCTCTTATGGTATAGGCGGCAAATTATCTGGCGCTATTTGTAATATTTGAGACAATGGTTGTGCCTGAGGAACAACATTGCCTGTTTGCTGTAGATAAATTTGTCCTTCATTATTTATAAATCCTGACAGTTGTGACTGATCATCTAGTGTAAATCCAGTTTGTGTTCTGACGTTACTACTAATACGTATCCACAATCTGCCGTCCCAACGAAATAGCAATTGAGGCAAATAATCTATACGTAAAAAATAATCGCCTACTTGCGGATTGAGTGGGAAGGATATACCAGCCCCAACAGGATAACCATCTGGTGCAGTACCATCGCCTGTCATATAGCCTGCACTGTATCCAAATGATCGAGGACTATAACGTGCTATGTATTGGAATCTTGGATCGCAATCTGCACGATAGTCCATAGTATTAGGACCATAAGGCTCAGTACCTGTGAATCCGGGTGCTGTAGGATCTTGGTCTGCCGTGGCATATGTGTTGTCAGCAGTACCATATGGACCGGTAATAACACCCAGTGATTGTACCGTAAGAATTTTTGTGGACTCGACACTGCCAGAACCATTTCTAGTAAGTTCGGGTTTTTGTTCTATTATTTCTAAACTTGCTTGTACGAACTTATCTAGTTTGTCTGATATATCCATATCAGCAGTCATATCCCAAATACTTTTTAGTGAATCTTTACTTACTTTTATTACAGGGCTTGAATTCTTATACTTAGGACTTCTCATTAATAATACTGTTCCAGTAACTGGAACAGGGGCACCTGAACTCCCAACAACAATATCAATTGGTGGCGCAGGCTGATTATCCTTTAGTGATAAACTATCGTTTGTTTCAAAAACTCCATATGTAGGAACAACGTAAAGGTCTTTTGCATTGTAACCTGATTTAGGTACAATACGTTTTGCTTCCTCTAACTGTGCATTATTAATTTCAATATTTTTATTGTATGTTGATAGTATATCTGCTAAGTTACCGTTTGTAATTACCTTCCAATATTCTTCATTAGGAGGATTAATGCCAGCAGGAACAGTTTTTATTGACTCATACAAACCATCACCCCAATTAACAGTATAGCCAGGTGGATAAGTTTTATTTTTATCATAGTCCCCTAAATAATTATCCTTGTTAATAGGTTCTTTGAGTATATCAGTAAATTCTTGTGAGTTGACTAACGGCTCACATTTTATGCGCCACAAATGTGGATACCATGTTTGACTAAAGCCTTCACTAGCATAGTTACTATCAGTTATTTGATAAAAACGTTTTAATGCTACTGGTATAGTTTCTTTAAGTGGATTATAGTCTAATAAATGTGGTAATTCTAAAACATCGCCCACCATCAATTTTCTTCCAATGATATCGATCATATCATTGTAGTGGACGGTAATAAAAATAATGTCGTTGTTCAAGAATAAGCCAAACTGACTTAGATCGAAATCTAGATTTTGGACATTATAATGACCACGTAATCTATAAATATTTTTATCATAGATACGGTCCCTATTTTCCATAAAGAGTAAATCTTGTATGTTAGTAGGACTTAGTGTTGAATATTCAGGTTGTGTATAATCGTTGCTTGCTTGCCCTGCTACTGGACCTAAATATTTGTGTATATATAAGTCTGTACCCCCAACAGTAAGCATTTCCGAAATTTGTTTATCGAAAAACTTATAATCTTGTTGTTTTGTGGGTGTATACAGCGACAATTTGGGCATCTAGTATTTATCGTCTTTTAAGGCATCGTAAGTTGTTGATTTTATTAAGGTTATAGTTGTTGACTTTACCCGTAAAATAACATAAAATATATAAACAATTGCACAGTGGAGTATGTATGGTTAAGTCTAAAGATATTAAAGAGTTGCACCCACGCGACCCCGACGCAAAGTACATTGGTCCCGAACCCACGTTTGACCCAAATGTAGTTAGTACTCAGTGGGACCTCAGTAAGGCGTTTTCTTGGTACAATCATTTTTATGACAACAAGGACGCAAAAGAATTTATTGCCCAATATCTTGATGTTGCGGGCAAGCAACAAGTTGCTAAAACGATACGCCGTGTCAATGATCGTCATGTAGTTCCAACTTATGGTTGGCTAGCACGATGCATCGTTCGTGGTAGCGTAGTTGATAACGACACACTTGCAAAACTTCATATTGAAATTGATCGTCTTGTTGCACTTGTGCAACCCGAAGTGTATGTTGAACATACACTTGGTGTGGTCAACAATCGTCCTAATGTGCAGGAGATCATGCGTGAGCGTACTCTGCAAGTTGGTGGAGAACT